TTAAAATTTAAAAAATGGACATTTCGAACAGAATTCTCAGTGATATTACCGTGTATATGAAATACGCCAAGTATATCCCTGAGCTTAAAAGAAGAGAGACGTGGCAAGAGTTAGTCACAAGAAACATGGAGATGCATATAAAACAGTATCCCCAATTGGAAAAAGAAATAAGAGAGAACTACATGTATGTTTTTAAGAAACAAGTTCTACCATCTATGAGGTCAATGCAATTTGCAGGAAAACCAATTGAAATCTCACCGAATAGAATTTATAACTGTGCGTTTGCACCTATTGATGATTGGAGAGTTTTTTCCGAAATTATGTTCTTGTTACTTGGAGGTACTGGAGTAGGTTATTCTGTTCAAAAACATCATGTTGATGCGTTACCTGAAATAATGAAACCAAACAAAGAAAGAAGTAGAAGATGGTTGGTTGCTGACTCAATTGAGGGATGGGCAGACGCAGTTAAAACATTGGTTAAATCTTATTTCTTTGGAGGTTCTCATATTGAGTTTGATTTCAGTGATATAAGACCAAAGGGTGCTAGATTGGTAACTTCAGGAGGTAAAGCTCCTGGACCTCAACCACTTAAAGAGTGTTTGATTAAGTTGGAAGGTATCTTGGATTCCAAAGATAATGGAGAGAAATTAAAGGCTATTGAAGTACACGATATGGTTTGTCATATTGCAGATGCGGTATTGGCTGGTGGTATCAGAAGAGCAGCACTTATATCATTATTCTCTGCAACTGATGAAGAAATGATTGGATGTAAGAGTGGTGCTTGGTGGGAAACAAATCCGCAAAGAGGCAGAGCAAACAATTCAGCGGTTCTTATGAGACACAAAATCACAAAAGATTATTTTATGGATTTGTGGAAAAGAATTGAGGCTAGTGGTGCAGGAGAACCTGGAATCTATTTGAGTAATGATAAAGATTGGGGAACTAATCCTTGTTGTGAGATTGCCCTTAGACCATTCCAATTCTGTAATTTGACAGAAGTAAACGTGTCTAATGTTGTATCACAAGAAGACTTTGAAGATAGAGTTAGAGCGGCATCTTTTTGTGGTACTTTACAAGCAGGGTATACCGATTTTCATTATCTAAGACCTATTTGGCAAAGAACAACTGAAAAAGATGCCCTCATCGGAGTATCAATGACGGGTATTGGTTCTGGAGCGGTACTGAAATTAGACATGAAAGCGGCTTCAAAAATTGTTAAAGAAGAGAATAAGAGAGTTGCAGAATTACTTGGAATAAATCCTGCTGCAAGAAGTACCACTGTTAAACCTGCGGGTACTACATCACTTACATTGGGTACTTCATCAGGAATACACGCTTGGCATAATGATTATTATATTCGAAGAGTAAGGGTTGGTAAGAATGAGGCGATTTATACATACCTCAAAGAAAACCATCCAGAACTTGTTGAAGACGAATATTTCAGACCACACGACACTGCGGTTATTGGTATTCCACAAAAATCACCTGAAGGGTCAATATTAAGAAATGAATCACCAATCCAATTGTTAGAACGTGTTAAAAAAGTTCATGTTGAATGGATTAAACCTGGTCATAGAACAGGAAATAATTCCCATAATGTTTCTGCAACAATATCTATTAGAGAACATGAATGGCCTGCAGTTGGTGAGTGGATGTGGGAGAACAGAGACCACTACAATGGATTGTCAGTATTACCATATGATGGAGGTACTTATATCCAAGCACCTTTTGAGGATTGTACTAAAGAAAAATATGAAGAATTAATGGAGACTTTACATGAAGTTGATTTATCAAAAATAGAAGAACTTGATGATGATACTGATTTGAGTGGTGAGTTGGCTTGTGCAGGGGGAGCATGTGTTTTAGTTTAACCTATGGATAACAAAAAAGAAAAAAGGGAGAATCAACAACAGATTCTCCCTTCTGATTATTATGTTGAAAATAACAGAGTTGTCTTTACTGAAGAATACCACATCAGGAGAGGACATTGCTGTGGTTCATTTAACGGATGTAGACATTGTCCGTATTTTCCTAAAGGAATTAAAGGAAATACTATTCTAAATGAAAAATAGTCTGCATATATTTATATGATATGGCAGATGGAGTTACATATGGATTATTTTTTCCATTTCAAGATTCAAGAAAGGGTGACTATCTTGGACTAACTGAATTTCAACAAGACGAGATAAGGTCTGATTTAATACACCTTTTATTAACAAGAAAAGGTACAAGATATTTTTTACCTGATTTTGGTACTAGATTATATGAATATGTTTTTGAACCGTTTGATGGTCTTACGTTTAATGCTATTGAATCTGACATAAGAGATTCAGTTGGGAAGTATATGCCCAATTTAATCTTAAATCAGATTTCAGTTGAACCAATAACCCAAGAAGAAGAAGTTGATGGAGATTACTCTGCGGGTGAAAATATTTCTAGATTATTTGATATCTATAGAGTTCCCGGAAAAAATACTTATGAATATACTGCTAAGGTGAGGATTGACTATTCAATAAACAGTTTAACTTTTTCACAAAGCGACTTTGTGATTATTAATATATAATTTATATGGCAAATAATAAAATATCATATACAGTAAGAGACTACCAAGGAATTCGTGCAGAACTCCTGAATTATGTAAAAACTTACTATCCTGACCTAATCCAAGATTTCAATGACGCATCAGTATTTTCTGTTTTCTTAGATTTGAATGCCGCAGTTGCGGACAACCTACATTATCATATTGATAGAAGTATTCAAGAGACTGTATTACAATATGCACAACAAAGGTCATCAATATATAATATTGCCAGAACTTATGGATTAAAAATACCGGGTCAGAGACCATCAGTTTCTCTTGTTGATTTTTCCATAACAGTTCCTGCTTTTGGAGATAAGGAAGATGAAAGATATTTGGGTATATTATTAAGGGGTTCTCAAGTAAGTGGAGCTGGTATTGTGTTTGAAAATGTTAATGATATTGATTTTGCTTCACCATATAATTCACAAGGTTTTCCAAATAGACTAAAGATACCTAATTTTAATTCTAATGGTGTTTTATTAAATTATACAATAACAAAAAGAGAACTCGTAGTTAATGGAATTACCAAAGTATTCAAAAGAGTAATTTCACCAAACGATGTTAGACCATTCTTTGAATTGTTTTTACCTGAAAAAAATGTTCTTGGTATAACAAGTGTACTTTTGAAGAACGGAACGGATTATACAAATATACCATCCGCATCTGAATTTGTAGGTTTAGAGAATAGATGGTATGAAGTGGACGCTTTGGCGGAAGATAGAATTTTTATTGAAGACCCAACCAAAGTGGCAGACCAACCAGGTATAAAGGTTGGTAGATATGTTCAGACTAACAATAGGTTTATATCAGAATTTACACCTGAAGGATTCAAAAAAATGACTTTCGGTGGAGGAACAACATCTGCTCAAGAACAATTGAATTTATTTACCAATTTAGGAGGACCACTAAATTTAGAAAATTATTTGAATAATTTTTCATTAGGTTCTGCCTTGGTTCCTAATAGCACTTTGTTTGTTCAATACAGAGTTGGTGGCGGATTGGCAACAAACTTGGGTACTAATATTATCAATCAGGTTGGAACGATTACATTTTTTGTTAATGGTCCTTCAGAGTTAACAAATCAATCGGTTATAAATTCTTTGAGATGTACAAATATTACTGCTGCGATTGGTGGTGCGAATCAACCGAGTGTTGAAGAAGTTAGAAATTTTGTTTCCTTTAATTTTTCCGCACAAAAAAGAGCGGTGACTGTAAATGATTATGAGGCGATAATTAGAAACATGCCGTCTCAATTTGGAGCGCCAGCAAAAGTTGCAATCACAGAAAATGATAATAAGATAAAAGTACAATTATTGTCTTATGATACTCAGGGTAAGTTGACTAGTGTTGTATCTAACACATTGAAACAAAACATAGCAACTTATTTATCAAACTACAGAATGATAAATGATTACATCTCAATATTAACTGCAGAAGTTATTGATTTAGAAGTTGAAGTTTCTGTTGTTCTTACTGCGACTCAAAATTCTGGTCAAATAATTTCAGATGTTGCAAATAGAGTGGCTGAGTTCTTCAATCCATTATATAGACAACTTGGGCAGAATATTTATATCTCCGAACTTAGGAGTATAATACAAGACCAAAATGGAGTAATCACAGTTGCAGGTATTAATTTTTATAATTTGGTTGGGGGTCAATATTCGTCAGCACAAACATCAATGCAATATTCTAATGAAGAAACGAGACTTATTGGTCCTGTTGACGATACCATATTTGCGGAACCGAACCAAGTATATCAAGTGAGATTTCCAACTAAAGATATAAAAGTAAGTGTAAAGAACTTCCAAAATACAACCTTTTCTTAATAGGTTTATTTATTGAATTACTTTCATAAGTTTTAGTGGGTAAATTTTTACCCTAAACTATTTATATTATAAATAATCGATGGGTCAAAGCCTTAGGATAAGGAGTGAACTTGGTATCAACAAAAAAATTAACATTCAGTTAGACCAAGACTATGAGTTTTTAGAAATATTATCACTAAAGATTCAACAGGCAGACATATATACACGTACCTGTTCGGAATATGGGGTTGTTGTTGGTAGAGTAACCGCAAACAATGGACTTGGAATTCCAAATGCAAAAGTTTCTGTTTTCATTCCGATACAACCAGAAGACCTATCAAATCCGTTAATTACTAGTGTATATCCGTATACAACAACTACAGATAAAAATGAGGATGGTTATAGATATAATTTATTACCATACGAAAAATCATATAGTAAACATGCCGCAACAGGAACATTTCCTAGCAGAAATGATGCTTTAACAAATTCTATTGCAATAGAACTACTCGACAAGTATTATAAGTTCACAGTAAAAACAAATGATAGTGGAGACTACATGATAATGGGGGTACCTAATGGGTTTCAAACATTAGTGATGGATGTTGACTTATCCGACATTGGTGAGTTTTCATTAACACCACAGGACTTAATCAGAATGGGTTTAGCAACAGAATCACAAGTTGCAGGAAACCGATTTAGAACTTCAGAAGATTTATCATCACTACCTCAAATAATTAATATCACTAAAACAGTTGAGGTATCACCTCTATGGGGAGAACCTGAGATATGTCAGATTGCGATTAATAGAGTTGACTTTGATTTGAGAGACGATGCTAATATTGATATACAACCAACATCTGTTTTCATGGGTTCTATATTTTCTAATAACGACAAATATAGAGTTAGAAAAAATTGTAAACCTAGAGATAATACAGGAGAACTTTGTAGTTTACAGTCAGGACCTGGACAAATATTGGCGGTTAGACAAACTATATTTCAAGATTCAGAAGGTAATCCAAGTTTAGAACAGTATGAGTTAGAACAATCAGGTAATGTTATAGACCAAGATGGTACTTGGTTGACTGAAATACCAATGAATTTAGACTATGTAATAACTAACGAATTTGGCGAAAGAGTTATATCACCAGACCCTAAGGTTGGAGTACCAACAAAAGGTAAGTATAGGTTCAAAATCAAATGGCAACAATCAAAAGATTTAACTCTTCAAACTAGAAGACCGTATTTCCTTGTTCCTAACGTTAGAGAGTATGGTTGGGAAACTAATGCTGACCCATATCTGACTACACCAAAGACATCTTCACAATATAAACAATTGAGAAGTTCATATTATTTTGGTGTTGATTGGTCAGGTTATACAAATGGATTTACAACTTCATCTGATACTAAATCAGACATTATTACAAATTGTGAGGATAGTTTCTATCAAATGTCTTACAACAAAGTTTACACGGTATCTAGTTTGATAGACCAATATAAGAAAGGTAATAGAGCTAGATTTATTGGTATTAAAGAAATTGACGATGACGATTGTTCTGATTCAGTGAATAAGTTTCCTGTTAATGAAGGTTATAGAAATTATGATATAATTTATTTTATATTTGCATTATTTATTACATTGTTTCAATACGTTGGACAATATTTGTTGATAATTGCTCACGTCATAATTGGTACCATATATCAAATAATTAGGTTGTTATCTTTCAACACAATTAGTGGAGGAATACCATTAAGATTACCTATGATAACATATCCCGAATGTGAGAACTGTGAATGTAAACCCGCTAGTACATCGACAACTTTGATTGATGCATCTGGAAATGGAGTATTAACTCCATTATCAACACCATCAAAATATTATCAAAATTTTACACAATATCTTTATTCTATAAATTATCAACCCGCCGAAGACATACCAATCATTGCGGATTTGTATTCTCAATCAATGGGAGGAAATATTGGTTCTGGCAATGATACTGTCTACAAAGTACCTAAATCTGGTGTTCTTAGAGAAGCATCCGAAGGGAACGACCAAATGTTTGTATGGAGTATGGATTTACCAATTGGAGAAAGAATAAACATCTTCAACCAAAGAAGTTCATACTTTTCAGGAAATAACATTATCAAGGTAAGTTTTGATAACATCAACAATCCTAACACAAATCATTTTGATAACACAATAACAGTATTATCGACCATTTCATATTCTTCAGGACAAATATTAACAACTGTAAATCCAGGAACAACCACTGATGTTAATTTTGGATTTTCTGAGGTTATCAGTGGACAAACACTTTTTGGTATTACGGGTACATCAGTTTCTAATCCTCAAACAGTAACTATAAATTATGCGGATACCTCAAACCAGGCAATTCAAAGGTCTTCAGTTTATAATTTAAGTAGTGGTACAACATTAAATAGACAAGTATTTCCTATGGATAGGGAATATTTTCAGGTTGTTACGGCAATAACTGTAAGTGAATATTTCAATATGGTAGTTGCAAACAGTAGACAATCACTACCAAATATTCTTAATTCTCAAACGGTTCTTAGATTCATGGAGAAAGCTCCGACAGATTATAGGGAAAGAGATTTAGGAACAAATGTTTTTCGTTTTTCAAATTATTATACTGATTTTAGTAATCAGTATGTTCTTATATTACAAAGAGGGGTTGACCCTTATTCACCAATATTTAGAAACAAATATAATTTGGGTGTATTATTTGGTTCAACATACAATGATACGAGATATGATGTTTTTGTTAATTCTAGATTAAATATACCAATACAACCAAAAACCTTAGGATTCACAATAAGCAGGTTTAATTCACAAACCGATATATTTTATCCATCATACTTTTTTAACCCTGGTTCTAAATATTCCGCATTTACTTCTAGTAGTGTTGGATATTATTCTGCGATAGATGCGATATATACTTTTGATACTTCAGGGTTGAATTATCAATCATTTAATGGATTGAATGGAATTGTAGGTGGGGGAGATTTTTATAGTGATACAATCAGTACCGGAAAATATGATAATTCTGAAGATTTGACAGGAAACGCTTTCTTGTACGGGAATAAAAGTAGAGGGTTTAATCCTATTGACGTTTTAAGAATTGGGTACAATGAGATAGGATATAAATATAATTCACCGAACTTATACCCAGCATTGACTGCTAATCCATTACTTTTCTCAAATAAAAATCTGAACGTTATGAGGACGGACAGACTTCCTTCTTCTGATGGTTTGGATGGTTTGTCGTGGAATTCAAATAATGTTGCATTATTACAACAAAATATTAATTTTAGATTTTATGAAATATCTAATCCTGAAGATTCATTAGTTGCACAATCTTATGGAACTGGTGCAGAAGAAATTGGGCAAGATATTGACGACCAAATATATTCAGGAACTGTAATATCAAGTTTCAGTTGTGAAGGTATGGTTTCATTAAACTGTTATAGTGGTTTCAATAATACATTTGGTGTTAATGTTTCCTGTGCAGAAACTGACCCTGTTGTAAATGGGTGTTATGTATTATTTACAAGACCTTTAGTTGGTTTAACTGACGATTTAAGATATTTCACAGAGTGGGGGAATAGGTATAAGTTTTTCTATGCTATGTGTAGAGGAGTACTGTCACAGACATTTACTAATAATTGGATTAATGGAACATTGTTTGCATTTCCTATACAAGTAGATACGACTTTTAATTCACAAAATAAACCTAACGAACCTAAATTTTGTAAAGACGTTGTTTTCTTCGATGATGATACGAATAATTTTTACTATAGAAGTAGTCCTTATAATATAAAAAATAATAAGTTTGTTGGTAAGTTATCTACTGCAGAATCTACTGCGGTAAATAAAAAAAATCTTTTATTTCCTACAACCATGATTGATTTAGGGTATAAAGATAGTTTTTATTCTGAAATAACAATGAATCCTGAAACAAATGTCTTTGTTATGGATGAGTTAAATCCAACTAGTTATTCTGACCCATCTGACATTATAAATCTATTTGTTATATCAAGAATATTAAACACCTCTTTCTTGAATGGTGATTCGCTGAACAAATTGTTTAGTAGAAACGAGAATGAAATTAGAGGTGGAACTAAAAGAAGAGTTGATGCTGATTTAGCACAAATGATTTCTATAAATTCGGAAGAAGGTGTAATAAAGTTTAGTCCTGAGTATTACGATAGTAATACAACAAATAGTCCTGTAGGAGTTTATGGAAGTGTTGCGAATCCTACAATAGGAATTTTCTACTCATCAACAACAGATAATCTACAATTCAAAGACTTCATAAGTCCTGGAAAAATAGATTTTAGACCAACCCCAACTGCAAACTATACTCCATATTTCTTTGGTATTAAAAGTCAATTGGTTCCGTTTTATCCGTGGAAGACACAATCCACAACTCAAATATTTGGAACAGAACAGAATAATTGGGCGACCACAGAAAGCGAAATTGTTCAGTATTATTATCAATCTTTGGATAGAACAAGTAATCAATATTTTAAGGCTAGTGGAATTGTGAATGACCAAAATATGAGAGGTTATATTTTTAATGTGTCTAATGATAATATTAACGTTGCAGGTAGTCAGTATAAATCAAGTGGACCAATACTAAACACAACAGATTCATTTGTTGTTGGTGCTCCTTTTCATTTTTACTTTGGTACGGTTGTGGGAGCTACTGCATTAGAAAAGTTCAAAACAAAATATTTGGCGGATGAATAACTTTATAATGAGACCTAGTTCGCAAACATATAAGTCAGCACCTATTTTAGACCAACAACTACCAATTGTACTGGAAGAGAAAAGTCAAAACCTTGTTGAATTTGATAGAACTACGAATGTTAGTTTAGCTCAAGTTTATGATAACGAAAGACAAAGTAGTACGATATTCAGACCGACAGTTAAAGCCGGTTTAGTCTACTCAAATGAGTTTTACGGAACAACAGATTATGTTCCGTTTAGAGATAATTTGTATTATGTTGACCCAGAACAATCAACACAAAACAATGTATGGAGAGGATATCCACAATACTATGAATTTGATTTTTTTAGGGGTGATACTGATAATACACACATAGGATATTTCCCGAAAAGCGCTTATTCGTATAATTGGACTTTCAATTTCAGTTATGCTTACGAGAATGATTACGAAAAGAATTTATCTGCAATCATAAATAATACACAATTCAATTGGATTGCAAAACAGGGTATTCCTTTTACAATAGCAATAAATCAACAAAATGGTAATAATGTTATATCTTTTCAGTGTATCTGTGCTCATGGACTTACAATAGGAGAATCTGTTGAGATTATAGTTAATGGACAGGTATTACAGTATAGAAATGAAACTTTGTTTGAGGTTTATTCACTTGGAAACGGATTGTTCGGAAGCGATGAATTTATATTCAACTTATTTGATATTGGTTATACCGGAAATACTTTTAATTCTGGCGTAAGTGGAACCTTCAGAAGAGTGTCGAATTATAAAAATCCTGAAGAGACAAAATCAAAATATTATATTAGGAAGCATAGAATAATTTTAGATAATGATAATGTTATTATTAACAGGACAGGATTTGAAAAAACACCTTTTATTGACGATAGAAAATTAGAATTAAGTTCTATAACACCGAATAAAATTACAAGAATCTCACAGAAAACTAGTTCAAATGTCTATACCATCACACCTAAAAGAGATATTGATTTACTAAAATTAATTGATAATCAGAAAAGACCGGTGTCTGAGTTATACCTAACAATAATTAATAGAGGTTATTCAGGTTATTTTAATAAACCTGTAAATAACGTTGGTCTTAAACAAGGTTGGCAGTTCAATATTACAAAACAAAATAATTTTTGGTGGAATGATAATAATTTATTATCAAATACAAACATAGGTGTAGAGTCATATACTAAAACTAATGGGGCGACAAAAACGTTTTACTATAACAAAACATTAGCAATCGGTGATGTAATAGACGGTGATTTTTGCGAATGGAATGATTACGAACAATCAGAAAGGGTTGTTTCAACGTATTATCAAAAAATAAAATTCAATCAGCAAAACTTACAAACAGTTAATAATATTACAGACAATGCGCCAGGATATTATTACAAAACACATTCACCAATAACAATAAAAGTTTTTTCCGATTATGTTGAAACCGCAAACCCATCCGGAGTTCAAGACGTACCGACATATTCATACTTCTCATCTACAGACCAACAGTTTAGATGGAGAGATATATATACATATGGTTTCTTTGACCAATTAGGTAGAGGTGTTGATTATCCGTATTTTAATAATGCTCACTATCCTTTTCTTAATTCAACATTCAGAATAATACCTGACGACAAAGGTTATGGTTTGAATGATGATTTGTTAGGATTAAACATACCTGTAAAACCAATTGTTGATGAGTGTGAATAAAATTATACTAACACAAGACTTTATAAATGATAGGTCTATAAGCATACCGATTCAGAGTAGTTGGGATTATGAAGGTATTGATGATGCGATTGATTTATATGAAGAAAATGCAATAAGAGAAGTTGTTGGATTTGGATACGATTTTGAGGTTGATAGATTTCCACACGCAAAACATCAAAACTCTCAGAGAACAGATATAAATTATGAGTTCTTTTTTTATTCTGGTGGACCAATGAACAGTAGCGATGAATGGGTTAACTCTTATCTTGGAGAAAGTTTTTCTGTTCAAGATGTTTTTTACTATACTAATAAGTTTACTAATTCATTTTTCAAATTGGACTTTTACGATACCATAGATGAAAAAAGACAAAAAAATTATTTCACAGTTATTTTACCAACACAGCAAGGTGAATTTATGAATATTAATATGGCAAGAGTGCCGGTTCAAATAAGAAAGCCAAAGTTCAAATTAGATTATGTTGGGGATAAAGAAGGGTTTTTCATTTATTGGTTAAAGAGTTTGGAGTTTATTCCTATTAATACTTTTTATATGACTGCCAAGTTTTATAATGCATCAACAGGAAAATTCACAAAAATGATAAACCGACCACAGTCAACAATATTAAGTAATAACAAATATAATTTCGATAGTTTAGACTACTTCTATTATAAGGTAGTTTTAGATTACATAGATATTCAGTA